GGGGGAGGGGGCTGTTGCTGCTTCGACTGTTGCGCCAACTCTTCCGGCGAGTACTGGAACCGCTCCGGAACGAACCGGCGCGACTTGAACCACTCGGCCATGACCTTCTTGGGGTCCAGGCCAAAGGCAGGGTTGCCGCACATTTGTAATAGCTGCAACTGCTCCTGAGTCTGGATCTCGCGCTCGACCAGCGCCGTGCTGCCGCGCGCGATGACCTGGTAGTCGCCCTTCTCGGACTCATCGTCACCGTACATCAGCAAATATTCGTAGTAGCGGCCGATATGCCTGACCGTCACGGAGTCGTCGAACACCCGGGCGATATGGCGCAACACCGTCGAGGAGTTGTTCGTAGCCAATACCTGTCCGCCGTAGGTATCCGGCGCCGACTGCGGGTTGAACGAGCCCGCCATCAGCAGCGGGAATCCAGTGATCTGCTCGGCCGTCTTGAGTTCAAAGCCGATGATGTTCAGCAACTCCGCCTGCATCGACGGGATATTCACGGCGTAGATCGCGTCCTGCACGCCACGGATGTCTGCGTCGGCGGTCGCGAAGAAGATCTTGCGCGGACTCAGCGACCAGTCGCCATCGGCCGGCACGATCATGTTCTGCCGGATGATCAGCATCGGGCCACCGGACAGGCCGGCGTTGTCCAGCATGTTGCGGTGCGCGGCGTTGATCGCCTGCTGCGATGCGCGGATCTGACGCGATACGCCCATGCCTGCCCATTGTCCTGCCACGCGCTGCCAGGCCATCACGTCATACGGGAAGACGCCCCGATCCAGCGGATTGACGACCGCCTTGATCACCTTGTCATTCACCAGGGTGACGATCGCATGGACCGTGTCAGCCTGCAGATCCTTCACATCGACGCCGGCGGCTTCAAGGTCTTCCTTGCCGACGACCAGGTAGCCGTACCAGACCTCGTAGAGATCCTTCTCGCTCACCCGGGCATTCGGGTTGTTCGTGCCGGCGCCCTTGTCGGTGCCTTTCGGGCCTTCTTCGATGATCGACTTGATTGTGCCCTTGACGTACCCGTCCAGTTCGCCAAGCTCACGCAACGTCTTGGCGGTCAGGTAGTCACGCTCAAAAACGTGGTTGCCTTCGTGAATGCTCTCGCCACAGGCGGCATCCGGAAAGAAGTTCCACGGATCAATCCGTTTGCTGCGCGGCTTCGTCTCCAGCGCCATCGAGATGGCCACGGTGCCCTGGCTGCGATCAACGGCGATCGACTTGCTCTTGTCAGGGAACGGCCCCTTGAGTACGCCCGTGCCGAGGCACGCGGAATCAAAAATTACTTTACGGACCTCGGCGTTGTAGCCACTCTCCGCCAGCCAGTCATCGATGCGCAGTTCTGCCTTCTCGGCCTGCTCGCGCGCCTGGGCCATGATCTTCATCGCCATGTCAGCGATGGTCGGCTGCGGGGGCTGGCCAGGCTGCCCCGGCGGCATCGGCTGCGGGGCGGCGGGCGCCTGCTCCTTCATCGCCTTGATCAGTGCCGGTATCGGCGTCGGGCGCAGTGACCAGTTACGGTCATCGGTAGGCAACAGGATGTCGCAGGTACGCGCGACGATCGCATCCACATACGGGCGTGTGACGTTCAGGAAGATCGTGCTGCGATTCGTGCCGCCCTTCTTGCGCGAGTTCATGCCGGCGCCGGGGTGCATCGGCTTCATGCCGACAGAACGACCACGGTTGGCGTTATCGACGCTGTTGTAGTGCTCGCCGTCCTCCAGCCAGATCTGCTCTACGCCGGAACTAGCCCGGGCGGTAACAGCTTCATCGCGCTTCTTCGTCACCAGTTGGCTGAATTGCTCAAGCTTGACGATCTTCTCCTGTTCGTGCTGCTGGAGTAGCTCGGCAACCTCTTGAGGCAACATTGAATAATCAGCCAAATCGGTATCCTTAAATGAAAAAACCGCCAGGAGGCGGTTTAGCGGTTGATGACTTATTTCAGGGCGAACGCGCCCCGAGGCGAATTAGGCCATAAGTATTACTGATGTGCAAGAACTATTTTATTTATCGCCTTCCGAGGCGGCGGGCGAAGATGACGTAGTTGACCGGGTCATAAACGACGATCGGCGTACCGTTCCCCCAGGCCGTCGCCCAAGAATCCCCCCATGCGGTTCCCCATGAGTTTTCCATACATCAAACTGGATTCCAAGGATCACCCGTCGTGCCGCTGCCTTTGATTGGCATCGCATTGACCTGTTCGATGTTGCTGTGGATCGGGGTGATCTGTGCCTGCGCCATGATGCCTGCGACGATGTCTGATACGGTCGGTCCTGTGCTTCCAGACGTGCTGATGCCCTGCGCCTGTACCGGCACGGTGTAATTCACATTCACCTGATGCACGCTGGCAGTAGCTACAACAGGAACCCCGCCACCATCGACGAACAGGTTGCCGGTGATCGTCAGGTTATGGTCTGAGTTCATCGGACGTACCCGCCAGCCATTGAGCAGGAAGAAATACGGCGGGATGAACAGGCCACCACCCAGCGCGATACCACCAACGAGGGTGAAGGCCAGCGGCCATTCGGAATTTTCAGGGTGCCAATCAACCCAGCGACTCCAGATCTCCGCCGCCGACACGGCCGCAGAGTCGAGAGTTATCAGCTTGGTCGTGCCGTCGAGTGTGATCGCCATGATTACACGACGTAGCTCGGATCAGCTTCGGCCACGGCACCGATTGATATGCCCTTGCTCTGCGTGATGGTTCCAGTAGATACGCCCGGTTTCGCCACACCGGGGTTGCCCCACACCAGCGTCACATTGCGCTCGCTATTGATAGCGTAGCCGCCCTGCGTGTTGGTTGAGTAAGCGAAACTGAAGCTGATCGACGCCCCGCTGATGGTGCCGGTGATGTCGTTGTTGTCCTTGTCCTTGACGATGATCGCGGTGCCTTCTCCGAAGTCGTCGCCGCCGGGCGTGGTGGTGTAATACATCGTGTAATAACCCGTGCCGCCAGAGGTGAGGTTGCTGTTGAAGCTCATCGTGCCAGCCGATGCGTAGGGGAATACCTGCTCCGCCCCGGTGGCGTCAATGAACACCACGTCGTTCAGGTCAGCCGCAATCGGGGTGAAGAATGCGCGACTGTAGAGCGTCGGGCCGACGAACCAGCAAATCTGGTCTGCCGTTTTGCCATTCACCGTGCCGCCCGTGCCGCCGGTGTTGATGTCACTGTTCTGGCGCAGCAGATACTGCATCTTCGTGTAAATCTGATACCGCGTCATCGCCGTGTGGGTGATGTGCTTCTTGAACGGGTATGACCCGCCGCCGATGGTGATGTTGGTGTTGGCGGTGTCGTACTTGATCGTGCAGGTTGAGTACGGTGCCGACAGCACGTCCGTGTCATCAGCGGTCAAGTTCAAGTCTGCCGAGGTGTTGATGCCGAACGGGAGTTTGTACGGGCCAGAGGCGGACTCAGAGATGTCCGTCAATGAAACGTCGTCGAAGGTGTAGCCGTAAGTTCTATTGAACGACTTGAAGAACGTGCGGTCGTCGAAGTTGCCGTTGCTCGCGTCACCGAACACTTGCCGCGCCTCGTTGGGCAGGTCGGTGTAGGTATAGTCGATAGCAGGTCCAGTCGAGTTTTTCTGGTAGTAGCACTGCGAACCCGTCGATACCGCCCCTTGAAGCACCGCGCCGAAATACACGCGATTTAGCACGCCTGCGCTTGAGTATTCATTCCAGCCGCCGTTGCGAATCATCTGCCGCGTGGCATCGCTGGCGGGTTTCCAGCCGTTATAGGTGCCGCCTGGATCACGCCCGAAGACATATTGACCAGATCGGTTGTCGATCTTGTTCATCGGAAACGGGTAAGGCTTGTAGGTCGCCGTCGCCCAGATATCCACAAAGAACGACCAGAGTGCGTTGGCGTCAACGCCGTCTTTTGCCACTAGGTCGCCAGCGCCACCGACGAGCGTGAAGGTCCTGGCAGTCGTATCGAGGGTGATTTCTGTGCCTACTGCGAGCAGGTCTGGATCGGTGATCATGGTCATGGTGCTATTCCTTTATGCGACGTAGGATGAATCAACAACCTGAGAAACAGGCAAGCTCATGTCGGCGGCTGTCAATGCAAGGTTGCGGACGTAATAGGGGATGTAACCCGGCTTGTAGATGGTGACATCGACGTTCTGTGCGCCAGAGAACACAAACGATGATGTCGTGCCGGAAATGTCTTCGCTGTTTTGCAGCACAGTCTCGGTGCCGGCGGTGATAAAAGTCACGTCGGAACCGGTGACGATGCCTGTCAGCGTCAAGGTATTCACCGAGATCGGGTAATAGTTGTCCTGCGCCGCGTCCGTCGATTCTGTGTAGATACGAATGTTCGTCAGGATGTTGCCCGCCGCTACCGTGTAGGTCGTTGCCCTGATCTTGAGCTTGAAGCCTAGCGATGGGCTGATGGTGAAGGTGCGCAGGTTAGTCGCTGTCAGCGCCGTCCATGTGCCGTTGTAGCCCGAGCCGTTATTGAGATCGATCTGGAATTCCAGCGTGTGGTTGCCCCACGTTGATCCGCTGACATAGGTCACGTTGGTGCCGGTAACGCCCACGGCAGTCGTAGCGAATGCGGTGTGGCCCAAGCAGTAGTAGGGCATTTCCCATGTGACTTGGTCGCCCGACTTGGTGAGCAGCAGGTTTCCCGTCGATGAGAACTGCGGCGTGCCGCCTGTCTTGGCGCACTGTGCGGCAGAGGCCGCTGTCGCCTCGTTCATCATCAGCCAGATCGTGCCGGTGGTCGCGGCGGTGAAGACATCCCGCCAGTGGGTGCCGTACTGCGCTGCTTGGCCTGTGGTCGCGCCGATGGTGCGGCATCCTTTGTTCTGCGTGTTCAGGCTGACGGGGATACCCGTGCCGCCATAGCCAACGACGTTGAAGTTTTCTGCAATCCAGTCGGAGTCTGAGTTGATCGCAGAGAATGGGCCGGTGGAAAGGCCGGTCATGTAGCTGCGCTTGAGCCGCACGTTGGCAGAGTTGCCGGAACCCGCCACACCGACGATGGTGGCCGAACCAGACGGGTTGCAGACCAGCGGCGAAGCCTTGGTGCCGATGTTGCGAATCTCGATGCCGAGAGCGCCGTTGATGTCGAACAGCGCACCGTTGGGCTGGTGAGTCGCAGTCGGGAAACTGATCGGACAGGTTGAGCCGTCGAACACCACGCCAGATGTTCCAGCACCGAACGAGACACATTGATTCGGTGCGGTGGTGGTGGTTGCGGTCGTCAGTGCGTTGTCGGAGTAGCGAAGCCCCGTGGTGTAGCTCGGGCTGATGCACTGGTTGTGCAGAATCCGCCCGCCGCCGATCTGCCAGTTGTTGCTGAAGGTGCAGCTCACCGTCTTGAGGCAGTATAGCGAGGCGGTGTTTGTGCCGCGCGTGACCAGACAGCGGAAGATGTTGTTGCTGAACGTCACGCCCGTTGCATAGCTGACTTGCCCCGCCGTCGCGCTGTTCGCCAAACTGAAGCGGAAGAACTGGCTGTTCTGGATTGTCCCGCCGCCGAAGCATGAGGTGATGGCGAGGTAGTTGTTCACCTGTGCCTGCGTCGGCGTGACCATGCAGTTATCCACATCCAGCGGCGAGGCGATCTCGGACAGGATCAGCGAGTCGCTGATTGCGCACCCTTTGTACTTGACCAGAAACGCCTGCGTCATGTTCATGTACCACTGAATCACGCAGCCGCGCAGATCAACCGTGCCGGCGTTGGTGGTGATGAATTCTTGGCGCGTGGCAATCGTGGCGTTGGGCAATACTCTCGGGCCGGAGCCGGTGGTCGCGTTGCGCGTGCAGTTGGTCAGGATGGTGGCGGGGATGCGCACCTTGCAGCCCGTGACGGGCAGATAGCCGACGCCGTTTGTGCCGTCGTTGCCGATGCGGATGCCGCCCGTCGTCTGCCATACTTGCTTGGCGCGGGAGTCTGTCGCTGTCGCTGCCACCGCCACGGTGCTACCCACGGCGGGATACTGCTCATAGGTTCCTGAGCCTGCGGATGTCTCGATCCACACGCCACCGAATACACCCGCGTTGGTCGCACAGGTTGGGCATGGGATTACTTGGCCGCGTGTAGCGTTGGTGGTGCCGATCTCAAACCACGCCTCGACCGCCTCGACCTTGGCGATGTTGGACATCGTGATGGTGCCGGCGTCCGCCCCGCGAATCTCGATCCAGCCTTGTACATCGGCACCAGAACAGGTTGCCGTGATTCCGGTCAGAGCGCCCGCGTTGAAGCTGCCGGGGCTGCTGACTTGGCCGAGCTTGATAAACCCAGCCGCACCGATGGCTGAACCGGGAACGATGCCCTCCGATACCCATGTCGTCCATGCGCCGAGGAATACGCCGGTCGTGCCGTTGTTCGCGGTGATGGTTGTGCCGAAGGCAGGGGAGTTACCAGAGCCGCCTGTGTAGGCAATGACCCTAACATTGGTGGCGTCGAACTTTAACGTCCCTCCCGTGCCTGACCATGTGACGGTATCCACCGACCCAAACGCGACCGAGTGGTTGGCGCAGGCATTGGAATCACTACGGATGACCAGCGTGGTGTTGGCGCTGATCGCGTAGGAATCCAGTGTGGCATTCACCGAGCCGCCAGACTTGGCGTCCCAGTATTCCGTGGTGCCTGAGTTGCAGGTAAAGGCGGTCACTCGATGCCCTCTTCAACAGGATCAGGAGGGAGCGGGGTTATCACCAACACCCCATCCACCACTGAGAGGTCAGCGCCCCGCGCAATCTCGGCGGCGTCAGCGTCCGTCACATCCCATGCAGCGACGTATTCTTCCGGCACCTGTGCATCACTGGTGGCGAAACCGCCCTGCGATAGATGGTACGTGCGGAAGGCCATGTTATTTGATGTACGTAAATCCCGCCGCGACGGTGAGCGCCGTGACAAGGATGATTCCGAATTGCTGGATAACTGCTTCTGCCAGCTTCGTGGCGATGTTCTTCCGGCTTGACGCTATCTCAGCCTGCTTGATGACTTCCTTGTTTGCCCACTCACACCGTCCGTTATGGGCGATGCGTTGCGCGATCCAGTCGTGGTGGGCGTGATGCGCGTCTGAATGCCCGTTGAGGACCGTGTTACGCAGGGCTTGCTCGTCGGTGATGACCGTGTCGATCTTGCTGCCGATCTCTTCCAGCACGCCCAGCATCAGGAGCAGAATCATCTTGAGGTTGGCATCCTCAGTCTTGGCAATTGCACTGAGGATTTCGCTTTTCACGTTGAACTTTTCGGTCATTGGTTGATACCGTGCTGTTGGACTACCCAATCTTGTAGCCATGCAAAGCGCACGGCATCTTCGATTCCATCACCTAGTTTTTCGGCACACTGGTCGGCGGTAAGGACGATGCCGGTATCAGCGGCAGCAGCAGCGGTGGCTTGAGGAGCGAGGCCGGGGGCAGCGGATAGGCCGGGCATTCCCCCCTTACAACTACTGGATTGCACCCGGATAGAAGGACGACTACGAAGGGAAGCAAGAGCAAAATCCAGACGAGCGGCAGTGTCGGTATTAATGGCAGCGGATTCTCTGAGTCGGCGTTGGATGTCTGCTTCGATCTGTTCCTGAGCGGCATTGACCGAGGCGGTGTATGAGGTGAGGTTGTCACGGGCGGCGCTCCAGCGGTTGATAAAGAAGGCGTTGCTCAGGGTCAGGGCGACGATGATGCCGGCCATGATCGAAGTAGGGGAAAGTAGGGAGAGGAAGCTCATAACCTGTCACTCCAGACGTAGATAGCCGTGGCGATGCCGACACTGACGCACATTAATGAAATGTCGAGGAGGAATGAGCCGGTCATGATTCAACCCTCATGCCAAGGCTCCAGCTAGACTTATGGTTCGCTCACATAATTGTTCATAGTTTCCAGCGTTTTCTTTAATAGCGTCTGAGCTTATTAAAGGTTTGATTAAAAGCACCCCGGTTTGAGCTTGCCCGTCTAGATCGGGACTGCCAGAGGCTTGGGGTGATTGTTCTTTACGCGCAGCGCAATCGTCACAACCGCAGAATGCGTCCAGGAAGGCCAGTTGATGGCGCTCCATATCCTTGCGGTCAGCGAGGTAATAAAGTGAGCGATCAGTCATTGCCGTCCTCGTCGTTTTCTTTAATAGCGTCTGAGACTATTAAAGGATTGTGTTCATCCTCCCGGTTTGAGCTTGTAGGAATCACCTGTTCGCGCTGGCAAGCAGGGCTACCAGAGGCTTGGGAGGATTGTTCGGTACAACCCGACTCCGACGAGCCTCCAGGCAGGGGACTTGTTTTGTCCGAGACAGAAGGGGAGGGAGTGGGTTGTTCAGTAGGCAACGGATTGTAGTCATCTTGTGTTAGCGGATGCCATGCGGTTGGGATGGCCACGAATTTGAATGGGTCAGTCATTGTCGCAATCTCCCTGCCTGCGCCCGAACTCGTTATGGACAGACTCGAAATGATCGCAGCCTTCTCCACGTTCAACAGGCTGAAAGAAGTGCTCAAGATGATTGGCGAAGTGGTGTTTGCAGCAATCCCGCAGCGTGCAATGGTAACCAAGGCACCTCTTATCGAGCGTCTGGATCATTCTGTTTCTTCTCCGTCATCCTCGTCGCCACGTAGCCGCTCCCCGCCTGTGCTGCTAGCGCGCCAAGAGATACCGTAAGCGCAGGAACCAACTCGGGCTTCAGGTACGCCATGACGGTGAGCAGCAAGCCGCACACTGACAGCGTGACACCCGACAGCAACATGACAATCCGACTCGACGAGGCAAGTCCGGTTGCGTTGTCCCGTATCGCTTCGTTCAGCGTGGTAGCCCATGATTTCATTCCGCACCCATGATGTTCAACGCCTTGGTGTAGTACCCAATGCGGGAGGCATATCCATTTAATCCGCCGTTGATTCTGCGTGTCAGCCCAACGAAGTTCTCGGAATCAGCAAGCTCGTTGCAGCGATGCTCTTTCCACCACCATGCAGCGGAACGGCAGGCCCACTCAGGGGATTCCAGCCACTCAGGGTTGTTCAGGAAGTCGATGCCGAACGCAGAGGAGATGCGCTGGTAGTTCGACTTGCCGGTGATCTGGATGAACCCGCGCCCCTTGTACTTCACACCGTCGCCGTCGTCGTAGTTGCCCAAGTCCTTGCGGCCTTCGTAGGCTTCTCCGCTGGCGATTTCCTTGACGTAGCGCAACTCACCACTCTCATGTGCGATCTGGGCAATGAATGCCGCTTCGCGCAGTGGCGTGTCGATCTCGAACTCCTGCATCGCTGAGTTGATGTAGTCGATGTACTGAGGGACGCGACCCTTGCCGTAAGGCAGGATCGCGATGAGTTCGTCTTGGTGGATCACCCGTCAGCCCACGTACTTGGCGATCGCCGCCTGGACCTTCGCCAGACGAGCTTCAAGGGCTTCGACCTCGGATTGCTTGGCGAGGGCCGTTTGGTTTAGGGTGGCGATGTCCTGCTCAAGTCCCACCTTGGTCGAAGTCAGTTGCGCCACCTGGCCGGCGACCGGCGCGGCAGCTTGTTCCGCCTTGTCCACGGCAGCACTGATCATGCCGTTGGCTTGCGCGGCAGCGCCGTCGAGAATGGCCTGGGCCTTCTGGTCAGCCTCCTGCAGCTTGGCGAGCGCCTGGTCATTGGCCGTAGCCACGATATCCGTCGCCTTGTCCTTGGCTTTCTTGAGCTCGACCTTGGCTTTCTTGAGCTCGACCTTGGCCGTGTCCGCATCAGCGCGGGCCATATCGGCCTGGGTCGTCTGCTCTTTGGTGATCTGCTCGAGCTTGCCGATCGACTCCAGTGCGTCGGCCGCTTCCACCATGCTTTGATACTGCACCGCCAGGGTGCGAATGCTTGCTGCCGCTGTGAATTTATCCATGTCTGTCTCCTTATGCCCGCATCGGGTTAGCCCGACGCAACGTAGCCGTCACCACCACACTGGCGCCCGTGCCTGTCACTGTCAGCACCGGGCGCATGTAGCGCGGGCGCTCGATCGTCGTAAATACCTTGTTGGCTGCGGCAGAGGCTTCAGCGCCACCGGCCGCGTTGTAGAGATACCCGCCCGGCCCGGGCCAGGTCGTGCCGTCAGCCGACGCCTCGATCTTCAACGTGGCGCCGTCCCAGGTGCCGGTGGCTACCCAGGTGACATCGCCCCACTCGGTGAATTCAATAGGCGCTCCATCCGGCGTGGCCGTCACCAATGTCCAGACGAACTGGACGACACTGCCGTCGCCGGCGCTGTTGGTCCGTGAAAAGGTCGGAGAAATAGGCATTGCTGTGTTCCTTTATGAAAAGTGGTTAGTAGCCGACTTCAGAGTCATACGCCTGGAAGGCCGGCATCATTGCCTGGTTGGCCATCGGCTTCGTCTTTGCGCGCCTCTTCATCATCAGCGCGTACCGCGTCGCCGAGAGAAGGTCATCATTGAGCTTCACAATCTTGCCGTCCTTGCGGTGGTACAGACGGAACTCATCGAACCAGTCGTGCAGATGCTTGGCCACCTTCAGCCGACCCGTGATCATGCGGTCGTACATCTCCATCACCCCGGCCTCGACGCCGTTGCCGCCATCCTCAAACGTCGCCCGCTCCTTGAGCATATTGACGCCGTGATGCTTGTACTGCGCCGCCAGCGTCTCGCCGCTGCCCTTGTCGTGCTGCAGGCCGTCGTGCGGCCACGCCACCGGTATCCAGTCGCCGCGCGCCTTGACCGCCGCCGCATTGACCGCAATCGGCTGCTCCTTGATGCGCACTGCGTCATACAGGTGGAAAACGTCCGAGTCCCTGTCCCACGCCAACCACACCATGGCGGTCGGGTGATCCCATCCGAAGTCAATGCCGCAGATCCGCGCCCAGTGCGCCGGTATCGTCGGCGTCGGCTCCTTCACCACCTCTTCGTCAATCGGGAAGATCCGGCCGCTGCCCAGCATCGGCACACCGTTCGCCCGCGCTTCCCGCTCATGCGACGGGTAGCCGGCAATGATCGCCGCCCGCTGCTCGTCCGTGTAGTGCTCCGCGTCATAGATCGTCATGCTGGTGACGTGCGTCCCGGGGATCTTCTCCACCAGGTAACGCTTCACCACATCCGACATGCCCAACAGCGGCGTGAAGGTGAGCCACAACACCCCGGCAACCGCCTGGGTCCGCGTCAGCGCCTCCGTGTAAATGTCCTGCGGCGGCTCTTCATCCAGCCATACGAAATCCAGCGTCTCGCCCTGGAACCGCTCCCGCCCCTGGTCATACGACTTCAGGGTGATGCGCGAGTGGCCTCCGGTCACATGCTTGACGCTGATCGACTCCACCGCGTCCGCCACACCGTGCGTGCTGCGCTTGATCTCGCCCAGCGCGTCTTTCGGTATGGCGCAGTTCATGCCCCACTGCCCCGGCTGACCGATCAGCAACCGCTGAATCGTGTCGCGCGTCACCTGGGACGTTAGGGAAGCGCCCCAGCCAACTGGGGGCTTATCGTAACGCTTGCCTTGCCACCAGTCCGGGTAACGCCCGGTGAGGTGATAGGCGGTCTCGTAAGCTGCGGAGAACGTCTTACCCAACTGGTTTCCCGCCTTGAGCAGACGCTCCCTGACGTTCGGCAACGAACCGGCGTTGTGGAACTCCCGTTGCTTACCGTATGGCTTATACTGTGCCATGCGGTTCATGGCCAGTCGCGTTTCCAACTCCTGCTTCGCTTCGCGGAGCATCTTGTCTAGCGATGCCTGATCCATTTTGGCGGCTTAAATTCCTTGGTCGATATATATGTAGACTGACTAAAGCCCCCAACTTCGCGCAGCGCGCATACCCGGGGGGTCGAATTCCAAATCAAAAATGCCGGCGCGATGCCCCCTCCCGGTCGCTTTCTGCCGCCTGGCAAAGTGCCTACCGGGGGTGCTGCGTAGCGTAGCAGACTGGGTGGATGTCCCTGACACCCAACAACCACGGGGCATTGCGGGGTGCTGCTACACTTACGCTACATCCGCACCCAAATCATGCACGTCAGGACCAATTACTTTGGATGCCTCGCCATCGATCGTCATGCCTGCCATCATCGCCTGGAGCGTGGCCACTGCGGCCATAAGCTCATCCTCACTCAGCCCCTCGAGCGGGCGCTTGAGCTCCACCTCCTTGGGCAGCAGGGACGCTATGATGCTGACATACTTGGCCGGGTCTGACTCGCGCGTGGCGACGATGGCCCCCACCCCATACTTGCTGAAATCCTCATACAACGCGCCGACGAAGTCCTCACCGAGCTTGTTACGCGATCCTTTCGGCCGGCCTGCAGGGTTAGCCACGTTGCCGGGAAGGAATCGACCAGGGCGGTATTTATCCGCCGATTGTTCTCCGATTGATTTTGATAGTGTATTTGATGACACGCTTGTAGTTGTTTCAACTACACGATCTGTAACTGTTTCAGCTACACAATCAAACATGTCTTATTAATCAATGAGATAGATTTGCACGCTTTACGCGCCACTGACATTAGGACGCACAGCATTGAAGCCAGCGGCCATCTGATCGTCAGCCCCAGTAGGTCCAGCGCCACCGCTGGCGCCCTTGTAGATGGTCAGCGCCAGCTTGAGTGCCTCGCCGATCGACCCTGCATCTTGCCCGTCCTGCTCATCACCATCAAGATCAGACGGTCCTGCGACCTTGATCGAGCCATCAGCCATCACGCATATCTCGATGCAATAACCCTGGGGCTCGGATGCCTCTTCGGCGGGCGCGTCGGTCATCTCAGGCTCGTCGCCAGGCATCGGTAGGGGCATCGTGATCTCCAGAAAAAGAAAAG